TAGGCTATGCAAAATCCTAACAATTTTCGTCAAAGTGCTGTCCATGCTGATGGTGAGGGCGGTATCGTTATTCAGACTCGTCAGGATGTTTCTGACATTGTTGAGCAGAATAAAAAAGAATATAACTCGTATGACGAGAGAGCAAGATGGTCTGATAACTTGTTTGGCAATAAGGTTGCGTCTATCCCTATGACAGTTATTGATGACTTGAACAAACAGGGAATCATGCGTGGCTTTGCTGTTCTTGATGACAAGCGGTTTGCTGCTTTTCTGAATGACCCAATGAATCGTGCATGGCGCACTAGGACAGGAGTTGTATGAGTTTTGCTACCTACTCTGATTTACAGACTTCAATAGCTAATTACTTGGCTAGGTCTGACCTGACAAGCATCATTCCAGACTTTATTACTTTGGCTGAGAATCGTTTGCGTAGAGAACTGCGTATTCGTCAGATGCTGAAGTCTGTAACAACTAGCACAGTTTCTGGTGATGCAACTGTAGAATTGCCTAGCGACTTCTTAGAGATTCGTGACTTTGTGGTGATGACTAACCCAATTCAACCTTTGAGTTACTCTAGTCCATCATCGTTATCTAATGACTTGAGAACATCAGAAGTTGGTGTTCCTTTGTCTTACACAATTCTTGCTAGTGAGTTTCAATTAGCACCTGCACCTGATGGCATCTACACATTAAAGATGCTCTACTTTGCTGCGCCTCCATATCTGTCTAGTGGTAACGCTTCTAACGTATTTCTAAATGTTGCACCTGATGGTTTGCTGTATGGCGCATTGGTGGAAGCAGAGCCTTATCTAATGAACGATGCTCGAATCAATACATGGGGTTCTATGTATGACAGAGCAATCACATCTCTCACCAAGTCTGATGAAGAAGGTCAATACTCTGGTGTTCCGTTAGCAATGAAATTAACTGCAAGGTGAAAATATGGCTGAAATGTCCAACTACTTAGAAAATGCTCTTATCAATGTTACGTTGAGAGCAACTGCTTACACAGCACCAACAACTGTGTATTTAGCACTTTATACAACTGACCCAACAGATGCTGATACTGGAACTGAGTGTTCTGGTACTAGCTATGCTCGTCAGGCAATTACTTTTGGTGCGCCCTCCAATGGTGCTTCTACCAACTCTGCTGCTATTGAGTTTCCTCAAGCTGGCGGTGCATGGGGAACAATCACGCACATTGGAATCCGTGATGCTTCTACAGCAGGTAATTTACTGTATCACTCACCACTAGACGCATCTAAAACGATTGCAACTGGCGATGTGTTCCGCATTGCTGTTGGTTCATTGAGCGTCACTTTGGCGTGAGATGGCTGACTTACTGCCTCCGTGGACAATTGATTCGCTAGACAATTTAAAGTCTAGCATTGATGACTTAACACTCACACTCGATAGTCCACTCTATACAACCTCAGTAACCCTATGGGATGCCTATGGGTCTGTAACTGCGTCTGCAAGCGTTGTAGCTGATGCTATAAGGGTTCAGAGTGGTAGTGGGGCGGTAGATGGAACAGCGACTGTTACGGCAGATGCAGTAAGGGTTCAATTAGCTAGTGCAAGCATTACAGCTAATGCTAGTGTTACCTGTGATGCAACTAGAGTGCAGTTTGCCTCTGGTGCTATTGATGGCAATGCTACTGTCAGCGCAGATGCTATTCGTGTTCAGTTTGCTAGTGGTAGTATCACTGGTAGTGCTGATGTAACTGCTGTTGGCGGTATTGTTAAGGATGGCGTAGCCTCCGTTACTTGCGTAGCTTTAGTTGTCGCAAATGGCGGTATTGTCGCTGAAGGTGTCGCAAGTGTTACTGGTGACGCAACAGTAAGCGCAGTAGGAATCCGTGAGCAAAATGCTTCTGCTAGTGTAGATGCAAACGCAACAGTAACTGCTGAAGCAATTTTAGTTAGAGACTCTGTAGCAAGCGTTACAGGTAATGCTAATGTTGTTGCTAGTGCATCTGCAATATATGCAGGGGTAGCCTCGGTATCAGGTTTAGCAACGATTGTAGCTAAAGGCGTTATTCTTGGTGACAACTGGACTCCAGTACCAGAAGACGATAATACTTGGACACCAGTTTCTACTGATAGCAATACTTGGACTACTGTTTCTGCTGACACAAACACATGGACTCCAGTATCTGCTAATGACAATACATGGACAATTCAGACGCAAGGAAGTAACACATGGCTACGACAAAATTAACTTTTGGTGAGTGGATGCCTGACCAACCTAGCGTGTCTGGTGCGTTGACTGACGCTAAGAACGTGGTTTCTCAGGCTATCGGTTATGGCCCTTTCCCTGCACCAGTTACGTTTTCAACCAGTAACGCTGCTGAAGACTTGACTGCTCTCTACGCTGCCAAAAAGCCTAATGGTGATACTGAACTATTCGCTGCTGGCTCAACCAGAATTTACACAGTAACTGGTGTGGGTGCTATCACGCAAGTCAAGTCAGGCATGACCACAGGCACAGACGATAGAGTTAGGTTCACTCAGTTTGGTAAGACTGTCATAAGCACAAATAACGCACAAGTCTTGCAAGCATGGACTCTTGGAACTTCCACATCCTTTGCTAACTTGTCGGCTAGTGCGCCTATTGCTAAGTTCATTACTGTTGTCCGTGATTTTGTCGTGTGTGCAAATACGCTAGAAACGACACAACAGCAGTATCGTGTACGTTGGTCAGCATTAAATAACGAGACAGATTGGGTTGAGGATGTAAACACACAGTCTGATTATCAGGACATTCCTGATGGTGGACAGATTGTAGGAATCCGTGGTGGTGAATTTGGTCTTGTCTTTTTGGAAAGAGCAATTCACCGAATGACTTACGTTGGTACTCCGTTCATTTTTCAGTTTGACAATATCTCTCGTGGTAAAGGCTGCATGGCATCTGGCTCTATTGCTCAGTACCAAGGAGTTACTTTCTTCTTGTCTGACGATGGCTTTTATATGTGTGACGGACAGAACGTCACAGCAATTGGCGCAGAAAAGATAGATAGATTTTTCTTACAAGACGCTTCTGAATCTGATTTCAAAACAATGTCTGCTGCCGTTGACCCTATCCGCAAACTTGTAATCTGGAATTACAAAACTGTTAACGGAAACAGAAGCGTACTGATTTACAACTTTAAGACTCAGAAGTGGACTTATGGAGATGCAGGGACGGACTTCTTGTCTGAAGCCTCTACTGCGTCTGTAACACTTGAGCAATTGGACAGTCTTTCTGCTTCTATTGATGCCTTAACCACAAGTTTAGACTCACAGTTGTTTATTGGTGGCAAGTATTTCTTAGGTGGTACTTTAGGAACTAGAGTAATGAGTTTTACAGGTGCTAACCAAACAGCCGTAATTTCTACGGGTGACTTGGATATTGGTGCTAACTCAGTAGTAACCCTAGCTAGACCTATTGTTGACAATGGCTCTGCAACTGTGGCTATTGCTTCTCGTACCCTGTTAAACCAAGGTGTAAATTTTAATACTGCTGTGGCTGCTAGTTCAGAGAATAGAGTACCACTTAGAAGCGCAGGTAGGTATCACAGGCTAAAAGTTACTCCAACAGGTGTTAACTGGAATAACGCTATCTCTGTGGACGTGGATGTAACTCCACAAGGGGTTCGCTAATGTTTAGAAGCCTACCTGCGTTTGGTGGTGACCAGAGGGCTGTGGCTGAAGTAGTCCGTGGCATCATGGACGGAAAGACCAATAACACAGGGACTTTGACGCTGGCAACTGGTGGGGCAACATCTACCACTTTGACAGACAGGAGGATAGGCCCAGACAGCGTAATCTTGTTTGTTCCTATCTCTAGTGCGTCTTTTGCTGATTCTGCACCTTATGGGGCTTTTCAAGACGGAACAGACCAGACTGCTGCTAGTACGACTGTTGCTTATCCTGTTACCTTTGATACAACAGACTTCACCAATGGAATTACATTATCAAATAGTTCTAGGTTAAATGTAAAAAACGCAGGACTCTACAACTTACAGTTTTCCATTCAGTTTAAGAACACCACAAACGATGGACAAGACGTTGATGTTTGGTTTCGTAAGAATGGAACAAATATCGCAAACTCAAACAGTAGATTTCATCCTCCTCCAAGAAAAAGTTCTGGTGACCCAAGCCATATCATTGCTGCATTGAATTTCTTTGTTGATATGGCTGCTAATGATTATGTTGAGATTGTGTGGAGAACTGAAAATACTGGTGTAAGTATTGAGCATTTTGGTACTAGCACAAGCCCAACAAGACCTGCTGTGCCATCAGTCATAGCGACTATGAATTTAGTAGGCGGTGGTGCTACTTTTAATGGTATTTACGCTAGTTCCCAAGGACAGGGTACGGCTACGATTACCCACTTTGCCAATTCAACTGCAAATAAGAAGTATAGATATGCAATTATTGGTTGATTTTGATTATTTATGTATAATGTATTCCGTGGATGACCCATCTCGGAATCCGAAACTCTAGGAGTAAAGATGGCTACTACCACTACGTCACAAATTGACCCAACAATCCAACCTTATCTAGGTTATGGATTACAGCAAGCACAGCAGATGTATCAGGGCGGTGGCCCACAGTATTATGGTGGCCCAACCTTTGTTGCACCCTCCACTACCACTCAAACAGGATTACAGGCTTTAGAGGCTCGTGCTTCTTTAGGTAACCCTCTATTACAGTCTGCACAGAATCAGTTGCAGAGCACAGTTTCTGGTGGGTTCTTGGGTGGTAATCCATTCTTCCAAGGTGCGTTCCAACCTGCTGCTCGTGCTGCTGAGACTCAGTTTAAAACGACTCTAGGCGACATTGCATCTAAGTCAAGCCTAGCAGGGCGTTATGGCTCTGGTGCTATGGGTTCTTTGCAAGACAGGGCTACTGGTGCATTTGGTCAACAGTTGGCTAATACTGCTGGACAGTTGGCTTACCAGAACTATGCTGATGAGAGAGCAAGACAGCAAGCTGCTACGATGGCTGCCCCTGCAATGGCTGGTGCTGATTACCAAGACATTCAGAATATGTTGCAAGCTGGTCAAATCCGTGAGGGTTACCAAGGTCAGCAAATGCAAGGTGATATTGCTAAGTTTAACTTCTTGCAAAACCAGCCACAACAAAACTTGCAGAACTATCTATCGTTGGTATATGGCAACCCACTAGGACGAGTAGCTTCTTCTACTACTAGCGGTGCTGCTGACACATCTACCTTGCAAAAGTTGCTAGGTACTGCTGCCGTCGGTGGTGGTTTATACAAGAATCTAGGCTCACCTGATTTAAGTTACATAAACCCATTTAGTTCAAGTTTCCTTGGTGGTAATGCACCAACAACTGTAGTTGACTCATCTAATTGGGCTGACTTAGGTTATTACAACTATGGTTAAGGACTAACATGGCTGGACTATTAGACATTTTCGGTACAGGCG